CCAGATTGATGCCCCACAAACACATTATTATAACCCGTGGTATTCGTGAAACCAGACTGAAAACCCATAAACACATTATTGTTGCCTTCAGTGTTTTTGTAACCAGAAGTAACCCCCGTAAACACATTATATTTGCCCATAGTGTTGGCAGTACCGCATTGATTTCCCATAAATACGTTATTAAATCCCAATGTATTCGCATAACCAGAATGATGCCCCACAAACACATTATTATAACCCGATGTATTCGTTAAACCAGATTGATATCCCATAAACACATTATAATCACCCGATGTATTCGTTAAACCAGATTGATATCCCATAAACACGTTATAATCACCTGTATTGTTGTAACCAGATTGAAAACCCATAAACACGTTATAATTGCCGGATGAACTCGTAAAACCAGCATCATATCCCACAAACACATTTCCATCACCCGATGAATTTGTTAAACCAGCATTATATCCCACAAACACATTATTGCCACCAGTGGAATTTGTTAATCCAGATTGATACCCCACAAACACATTACTGTCCCCCGATGAATTATTATAACCAGATTGATAACCAACCGCAACACACGAATTAAAAGTTGCCCCCGCCCCATCTGTCCCCATTAATGCTTGATGACCTATTGCCACATTATATGAAACGTTGCTCTCCGAACTATTGCAATACAACGCTTGGGCTCCAATAGCAACGTTATAGGAACCGTTTTCTACATATTCCGCCGCATTTGCTCCCACTGCAGTATTGCAACAATCAGACGCACTAGTAATCGCCATTAAAGTAGCGAGCCCAATGGCGACATTATTAAAAGAGGATGTGTTGTGCAATAACGAATTGGTGCCAAAAGAAGAGTTATTATTTGCATCTGTAGCCATGGCGGAACTCCATGCGCCAACCGCGGTATTATTTACAGAAGCACTTGTTTGGGGCAAGGTTAATGCACCATTACCAAGTGTGGTATTATTGGAAGTACTCATTATTATTAATAATATTATTATTAATATTATTATTAATAATAATATTATTAATATTATTATTAATAATAATATTTTTTTAACTCATACACCCCCATTTCACATATCCTCCTGTTTTTCTCTTATGACATCGCTGATTTTTTAAACACGATTTTCTTTTTATACTGCGATTGCCGCCCTTTTTTACTCCCGCCATCGAATCATATTCGCTGTTGGCTGCAGAATCTGCAAATAATTTAGTAATAGCCGCCGAATTTTCATTCGAGGTTGTTCCGCCAGGAGGTACGGGATAAGTGGGGGGAAATGTCTGGGGTTTAATCACGACTGCATTATCTCCACCCCACCTTTTTTTTGTTTTTTTATTCATTTTGCGTCTGCTTCTGCTTCTGCGTCTGCTTTTGCTTCTGCTTCTGCTTCTGCTTCTGCTTCTGCGTCTGCTTCTGCTTCTGCTTCTGCTTTTGCTAGATTGATTTTTAATGAACCACCCACCTTTAATTAAAGCCATTTGTTGTTTGGTTGCCGCGTTCATATTGTCTTGTCCCGCTTTTAAAACGCTTCCTGATGGAATGGGTGCTGTTTTGGCGGCCGGTAGTTGTAAATTAACCATTATTTATTTTACACAATATTATATACAAACTAACAAATAGAAAAAAATTATAAATGGAAAAATCAAACAAATTCCATTCTTAAAGCATATAACAATAGATTTTTTTGATTTTTCCATTTGTTAGTTTGTCTTTGTCAAAAATAAAAAAACATTGTGAATAGTTTTTTTATTTTTCAATAATTTTAATATTATTTCAATCCTTTTTTCTAAACTAACATAACAAAAACAATAATCAATATAATTCGATTTTATATTTTGTATGTATTTTTGTTTTATAAACACAATGCAATTGCTAATTTATGTGTTTGTCTTTTACATACACGCACAATAAAAAAAGTATTTTATTACATATTTTTATTACATCGTACAATACAGAATATATCTTTATTTTCACCATTTCCACCATCTTAGTTTAGCACGTTTTTTTTCTTTTTCGGTGGTTTGTTATGCATTCGTCATTCGGTTAAAAATCGCATCGCAATCCGTGTGCCAATCGGCGGTTTGGTCTGGTTGTTCATAATCCGCAAAATCGCACGGGAATATTACCTTTGCTTTTTTGGATTGTTCCGCGGTTATTGTCTTCATTATATTTCCCTTTTGTTTCAAGTTTGACATTAAACAATTTACTGGGCACTCTTTTGAATACATCATGTATATTTCGCTATCTGATTTGGTGTCGAGTGCCCGCAAAAACCGATAACTGAGTTGATACAAATCAATTACATTATAATTGGGACTAACAAAACAAATTCGCGGGTATCCTCCGTCTTTGTCGTCCAAATCAATGCCCGTCGATATCACGTGTGTATTTCCAATTAAAATGCGATGGTTGGTATTGGGTTCTTGGAATAACGACAACACGGTTTGTCGTTGATATTGTGGAACACCGCCATTTAGAATTAATGGGGTTCCAAATTCTGGTTCGAGTTCACGAACCAAGTCTCGGATGGTTTGGGTGTAATTGCACGCGAGAACAATCTTGCACGTGGGGTTTTCCGCCATTTTTTCACGAGTCAACTGAATCATTAAAGGAATTTGCGCCGTTTCAATCATTAATAGTGCTTTTTGCATTGCCGCGAAAAATATCCCTCTATCGTCTTCACGTCCGTCGTCGTTGTTGCGTTGTAAAGTAATCAATCTTATTTTTTTTATCCCTCTTTTTAGTAATTCTTTGCATTGTGGACTTATATCGAACATTCCATTGAATTTCCGAACTGTGTGTGTATTTCCGAAAACAACCATGGATTCGCTTAAATAAGGTTTAACAATTTGGACGAAGTACTGATAACATTCTTCTGACCCCTTTTTATATTTATTCTGGATAGCAAGACAAGTGTCTGGGTTAAATGGGTTGCAAAACTCTCGAACTTCGACTAAATCTAAATCCGAATCTGGACCCAAGACAATTAAGTCTTTTTTGACCTTGTCTGTTATTATCCCGATGTTTTTAAATAATTGTTCTGCGTGTTCATAGGTGTCAATTGGGCTCCCAGATATTAATAATGCACGACTGTTTGAATTTCTGTTATTTGTCAAATATTCTTGATGTATGGCATTTATTATTTCCTTGCACGCATTGGTTTGTGCCGATTGTTTGTTTTTTATGTTTTGTATTTCGTCAAATATAACAAATATCCCATCTCGGATATATTGATGCAGTCGTGTATTTATATGGTGCTTTATAATATTTTGTCCGCGTATATCCAATGTATCACATCGACGAATCAGATGTCCGACGCGATTGTGTTTTCCGATTTTTCCCGAAATAGAATTGAACGAATACACTTCGACCCCGGACAATCCGTATTCAAACAACAACTCTTTCCATTTCCCTACTACGCTTGCAGGGGCAATAATTAGTCCGCGAGAATACTGACGCATTTGAAAGAGCATCATGGCGACAAAGGTTTTGCCCGACCCAAGCATGGAAAGATCGAGTGCAAAATGAGAATTTTGCAAAATCTTATATAATTTAGACGTGTGTTCTTTTTGATATTCATACAATACAATCTGTTTTGCGTCTGGGTTGTTCAAAGAAGCCGACCCCAAAAACAACGTATTTTCGGTTGTGTAGAACCCACAATCGTCTACACCCGATTCGTCGTCCAAATTACGAATATACAAAGGAGACGAATCTATGGGATAATCTTTATGTAGTTCCGCAAAACTCTGATTACAAAGAGTAGTCAGTTGTTTTAGTTGTTCTAATTGAGATGTATAGATGGACGTCCCACCATCTGTGTTTTCTGCGTTTGAAGCCGCATTATGAATAATGCTTTCTCGCAACTCACTTTGCAATCCGTCTGTAATAGACAAGTAAATATTCACCACGTTTGCATACAACATGTATGATTTATATCGAACTTGGTAAGTGTATACACGTTGTTCCCAGATATGTTTGTTAATGGTATGCATCAAGTATTGCACTCGCAAATCATGCATTCGTCTACCCAATTCTGTAATCATCGTTTGTTCTTTGAACATCTGAACTTTGAATTTACGCACGGCAGCGGTTACTTGGTATAAAATATCCAATAGAATTAATGGGGGTTCCACAAAATGTTCGCCAAACTCTGTGCGTGATGTTTCCATATAACGGTCTATGGCGTCGCGGGGCACACGGTTAAACAAATTGGAGAATTGACAGTAATCATTACCAACTTCTCTTTTCACTTGTTCTTGTTGCAAAGCATCCAATCCATATACCACATCGCCTCCATTATGGTGTATATTTTCATGTTTTTTCTGCATAGTTATCCAATCAAACCCAGTTCCGCACGAAGTACGATGAATTAAAGAGTAGCAATGGGGACATGGCTTGGAATCACGAATGACCATTTTCGCGTCTTCATTGCAAACATGAACCTCTTTTTTTTCTTCGTGACATTGAATACAATAGTGGTGATTGCATGAGTTACAAACATCCCCCAAAACCAATCCGCGACAGTCTTCAAATGGGCACAGATATTTGGCGGAAAATACATGTCCCGTTTGTTCGGGTTTAGGCGGGAATTGTTGTACTTGTCCGAAACGAGAGTTTTTACGTATTTCGGCACACGCATTAAGCCACTCAACGGTTGATTGAACATCTACTGTTTCTAAATTAACTTGCTGTTCCATCATCATATCTTTAATAATGGCGGGGACTACTATATTTTTATAAAAATGCATTCCCAGAGTTTCTACAATAAAAGAACGCGGGAACTCAAAATGACAATTCATACAATCGCCCTTGGCATATTTGGTTTGACACAGAGTACATGCTATAAAGGTGCATTTTTTACAAATACACGGGCGTGCGGTGCGTCGAGTGACGCGGACCAAAGGATTATTAGTGAATTCTAAACAACAAACAGCACATTCGGATTCGGCACTCATCATACTAAACTTGTAACTAAACTTGCTGGATATATTTGTTTTTGGTTTTATTTCATTTTTTTATTATTACTATGTATCTACGTATCTATGTATCTATGTATCTATGTTTTAATATTCTGGAGTATGTTTTTTAAATAAACATCCCTGACGCACCAACCCTGGAATTGCGTCGGTAATTAAACTTGGGTCTTGAAAAGTATAGTCCGCCATCCATATTTTTACAATACAAAAATTTTTCTTGGGGGAAACAGTAATCCCGTTAATATTCGCCATACACGCATCCACCGAACTCAATGTGTTGCCCACCAAAGCAAAACATAATTTCGTCCAAACTTGAACGACCAAATTATTTGGAATTTGATAGGAAAAGAACCCCCCACATCGATTATTTTTATCTTCCCACATTGGTTTTATATGTTTTTTCATTAAATATAACATGATGGTTTGGATTAAAACTGGAGGGATTGACTTGCATAAACCAACCATATATTCAACGGTATGGATATCGGATATAACTTTATATCCGTTAATGCTCCAATCCGTTTCAAAAGGGTGTGGTAAATGGGACCAAAGGGTCCAATTGTCGCTTAGCGATAATTCAGTTATCCCAGCCATTTAATACCTTGTATTATAATAAAAATTAATTTTAATTTATTTTTATACATTTTATTATTTTCTTGTTTTCTTGTTTTCTTGTTTTCTTATTTTCTTATTTTCTTGTTTTCTTGTTTTCTTGTTTATTTTATTATTAGGCAAAACATATTCGCTTTGTTAGTTTTTATAAAATAAAATAAAGTATAATATAAAATGGCATACACATCAGATTTTATGTTTGATAAAATAACTCGAATTGGCAATGATTGTTGTTCCATTGACCAGACCATGCTAGAAAATGTAGAGGCATGTAATTACATGACACAAAATTATTTTCAAACCGAATGCACTATGAAGAATGCCAAGGCAATGGCAACCTCGCAGCCAGGAATTAATTACAGTGGGAGTTTCGGGTTGGGAATTGGAGGATGTAATGTGGACAATTCATCGCGTTTGCTCTTGGGCGGCATTCAGACCAACCCCAAATGTCGCATTGACTTATTTGCACGAACCTTTGCAACGGTTCCGTATATGGGCAGAGGATCGGTAGATTCAAACATTGAGTCAAATATGATGCAGGGAGAGCAAAACACGAGTCGGCGCACACTTACTCATTTAACCGAAAAAAATCACATGAAATACCACACGACACCTTTGATTCCGTCAAAAAAAGCAACCGTACAAAACCCAAACAATTTAATTGAAGGATTAGCCCACGATGGATGGGTGCGGGGAGGGATTTCGTCTCGCGAACTAACCCGCGATATGAATTATTCGTCCAATCACACGCAAGAACAATATAATTAATATCACTCTAAACTAACAAAAATAATAATTTAACGCGTTTATATAAAACCCCAATTTTCGAACTGTTCCAAATGGCGAGGATGAAACCGATTTTTCATTAAATCTCTTTTGATAATACTACAATGTTCCGCCATGGCTTGGTAGTCATAAGTAAAGATGGCTGGGTTTTGGGATAACCGTAACCAAATAATTTGGTCTGGATGTTTTTCCAAAAGGACGATTGCGTTTGGATTAAAAGATAAATTCCACCAATCAATTTTATTTGGATACTTTTCCAAGAGGGATATCGCGTTTGGGTTTTTAGATAACTCAATCCAATCAATTTTATCTGGATACTTTTCCAATAAAGGTATCGCATTTGGATTTCCAGATAAGTAAAACCAATCAATGTTTTCTGGATATTTTTCCAAAAGGGATATCGCGTTTGGATTTTCAGATAACTCAACCCAATCAATGTTTTCCGGATACTTTTCCAAAAGGGGTATCGCATTTGGATTTAAAGATAAATTTACCCAATTAATTTCTTTCAAATTGTTTTCCAACAGAGGTATCGCATTTGGATTGCCAGATAAGATATCCCAATAAATGTTTTCTTGATATTTTTCCAAGAAAGGAATTGCGTTTGGATTAGAAGATAATTTTATCCAAATAATTTTATGGGGATACTTTTCCAACAAGGACATTGCGTTTGGATTGGCAGATAAGTGACACCAATTAATTTTATGAGGATACTTTTCCAACAAAGATATTGCGTTTGGATTATAAGATAATAAATCCCAATCAATTTTGTCTGGGTAGTTTTCCAAGAGGGATATCGCATTTGGATTGAGGGATAAGTAAAACCAATTAATTTTATCCAGATTCTTTTCCAAGAGGGCGATTGCGTTTGGATTTTTAGATAAGCACGCCCAATCCATTTTATCTAGTGGTATCCATTCTTGCAGTTTCATCATCCTTTTATTCTATAAATGTACGAATTTGTCAGTTTTTTAAATCATTTTTTCAGTATTTTTTTGTTAGTTTAAACTCGATTGTTTTTTAATTTTTAAATTTACGTTACAATTAATAACTGAATTTCTTCCAACATATTATTTTAATTACATTCAGTCAAAATAATATTATTATAATATAAGGGAAACAAAAAAATGAAAAATCATTTGGGGAATAAAATTGCTCGTATATTCTTCCAATCTTTTTTTATTCTAAACTAACAAATAAAATAATTCAAAATAATTTGCATTTTTTTATTTTGTTAGTTTGTGTCTTGGATAAAACCAAAATTAAAACACTATGCAAAACAAAAAAATGATTGACAAACTGAAATAAAATGAAAAATCAAAATTAATACTAGGTATATGATATTGAACGAATAACACGTTAAAACATTAAAAATGACCACTCATAATATGAATATACAAAGTTATTATTTAGAGATGATTAAAAACGGTACAAAAACATTCGAAGGTCGTATTTATGACGAAAAACGAGAGATAATTCAATGTGGAGATATAATCACATTTTGTGATTCAGTAACAGACGAAACTATATCTAAACGAGTATTAAATATTTATAGGTTTAGTTCATTTGAGAAAGCGTTTTTATCTATTAATGTAGATTGTTGTTTACCAGGAAAAACAATTAACGAGGCTATAATCATTTATAACGGATTTGGTTATATAGAGAAAGAAAAACAATTTGGTGTTGTATTCTTTGAACTCAAAGAAAAGAGCCTATAAATTATTTACAAAAGTAGGTTATATCGTGTTACAGTTTTTCACATAGAGGAAATAGGATGGAAAGAATTAGTGGAATGTGTCGCCTCTCTACATTCTATTCCGTACTTTACCTTTAGTGTTAAAGAAAACACTTCTCCTCGAAAAATCTTTGAGGTTTTTAATTCTCGCACATAAATATTAGTATGTATCGTGTAACTTAAACAAAACTATTTTCAATTCTTTTTTTATTATTTTATAGTCGTATTGTCGTATTGTCGTATTGTCGTATTGTCGTATTGTCGTATGTAAAACAAATAATGTGAAAAAAGAATTGAAAGTTGAATGGTCGTATATTCTTCCATTCTTTTTCCATTCTTTTTTTATTCTAAACTAACAAAAATTATAATTCAAAATAATCTGCATTTTTTATTTTGTTAGTTTATGTGAAATCCAATTTGGAATTTATTTTATTCATTTGTTAAGACAGAAAAAAGAATTAATATTTGAATGGTTGTATGTATTTATTCCAAAATAATTTAAGAAATAGAATTGGTCGTATATTCTTCCAATCTTTTTTCAATCTAAACTAACAAAAAGTATAATTCAAAATAATCTCCATTTTTTATTTGTTAGTTTATTAAAATCCAATTTGGAATTATTTTATTTATTTTAAGATTTTGCAAAACGCAAAATGCATGTACCGTATACCCTAACCCTAACTATCCCGCCCAATCTGCTAACATACCACTTGGGATGCCAAAGGAAGAATCCAGAAATCAGTGTTGTTTTGAGTTATGAC